ACCACGTCACCCACCACATAGGCGGTGGCGCTGGACCAGTCGCCCATGTTGCGCTCACCGGCGAGCAGGCCCATAGCGGTGACCGGCACGGCGTCCACGTCGGCGGCGTCGAGGACCACGGTGCCCGTCTCGCCGTTCACCGAGTCGACCGCACCACCACCACCACCAAGGGCCAGGTCGTCGATCACGTCGAGGACCGCGGCGAGGTTCGTCCCCGCGCTGGTCAGGTTGCCGTTCCAGTCGTTGTCCGTCGTGATCGCAGACGCCGGGTGCGCGTCGGCGGTGGAGCGACCCGCCAGCACAGAGTGCTGCGTGGCCGTCGTGACCGTGAACTCAGGATCGTTGTCGGTCTCAGGCGTCCAGGTGAGGCTCATCGGGTCACGTCCCCGGCCACGACCAGCACCGAACCGGAGCCGTAGGTCGTCGTCGTCGAACCCGACACCACTTGGATGTCGTAGTAGTAGGTGCCCGGGTCGATCACCGCCGTCGCCGTGTCCGCCAGCGACAAGGTGAGCTCGCCGGCCGCAGCATTCGTGACGGTCACCGTGAACGAGGTCGACGCGGTCGAGTCGTAGTGCTTGCGCATCTTGCTGGTGACCGTGGCGCCCGTGAGGTTCACCGCGGTTCCGTCCGCGGCGATGGCGCCAGGGATCGACCAGTCATCGCCGCGAACGCGTGTGATCGTCGTCGTCATGCCCCCGATCGTCGGCGCCGGGTAGGTCGTCCCCTTAGCGCCCGAACCCGACGACGATGCACAGACCTTCGGGGGGCTCACCGGCAGACTCGGCCCAGACGAGCGAGTCGAACGGGCGCATGACCTGGCCGCCGCCGGACAGGAAGCCGACCTTGTGCCCGGCCTCGATGGTGAGGGTGCCGATGTCGTCGCCGGCGTCGTCCTCGTGTTCGGCCCAGTAGATCGTTGCCGTGTGGTCGGCGATGGGGGCGACGTGGCAGGTCGCCACGATGTGGGTGATGCGCGCCCCTTGGGGGTGGCAGCGGGGCGAGGGGGTGTAGGCCATGGGGTCTCCCTGGTCAGAATCCGGCGGCGGTGGCGTGGGCGGCGACCCGGGTGGACGACAGCGCGTAGTCGTAGAGCACGATCTGGCGCTTGGCCTGGTAGGTGCCTCCGACGGTGATCCCGGCGCCGGTCGGGGTGATGGCGGGCGCCGGATCGGGCGACGTGGTGACCGCGACGCCGTTCACGTAGAGCACGGTGCTGGAACCGTCGCACACCGCGGCGATGTGGACCCGCTGGTAGCTGGTGGTGTAGGGGAGGTCGTCGTAGTTGGTGGTCGGCGGGAGCAGGAGCCACGGGGCGTCGCCGATGCCCACGTCGTAGAGGAAGATCCCGGCGCCGCTGGTCTCGTCGCCGTCGGTGACGATCGCCAGGTAGGGGCCGCCGGTGCCGACCGGGGACATCATCGAGTGGACGGCCTCGATGGTCCACGATCCGCCGGTGAACGCGGCGGCCGAGGTGAAGGTGCCGCCCCCGACGAGGCCGGCGCCCTCGGGGTCGCCGGTGAGTGCGTAGGTGCCGCTCGCCGGGGTGAGGTGGTTGTCGTTGCCGGAGATGTCGAGCAGGTCGACGGTGAGCGGCCACAGGGCGAGCGGCCCGTCGACCATCCACTCGTCGGGGGGCATGTCGTCAGGCGTGAAGGACCCGCCCCCGTTGGCGGTGAGGGGCGCGGTCATGGTGATCTCTGCGCCCGGGTCGGGGTGGCCTTCGGCGAGCAGGCGGTCGACGGTGCGGCGCATGTCGGCGAGCGTGGCGGGGATGTCCACGGTCAGTCGCCGCCACCTGCGGCCAACGGCAAGGGCAGCACCATCTCGCGCACGAACCGCGGCGGTGGCGGGGGCGCGCCGCGGGCGAGCAGGTAGTCGATGTCGGCGCGCAGTCGGGCGATCTCGTCGACGGGGTCGGGGTTGCGCTTGTTGGGGGTGCGGGGAGCCATGGTCTAGACCTCGTCGGGGTCGATCCACCGCACGAGCGAGAGCGTGACGGTGTCGTTGGGGCAGTCGGCGTGCCAGTTCACGACGCGGTACTCGGCGGAGAATCCGGCACTGCCGCGGGTGGCGGTGAACGTGACGATGTCGCCGGGCTCGAAGTCCTCGCCGTCATCGGCGGTGAGCACGGCGTCGACGGCCTGGGGCGGTTCGATCGACTGGCGCAGGTACTCCTTCGCCTTGGGCCCGAGGAGGCCGATGGACGAGCCCTGGGGGATGGGGCGCACCGCTTCGAGCAGGAGCCCGCCGAGGGCGGCCTCGTCCCACGCTGCGCCCTCCTCGCGGGCGGGGTCGTTGGCGTCGCCGGTGGTGATGATCGACGACGCGGCCTCGGCGCCCGTCACGGTGCGGCGGTACTGCAAGACGTTCCCGGCGGGGAAGGTGAGCGTGCCGCCCGTGGACCCGCGCCGTGGGAAGTAGGTGCGGAAGATCGGGTTGCCGCTCGACGTGTCGACGTGCCAGTCGAACCCTTCCTCGCGGCTACCCATGGTCTCGACCTTCGTCGCCACCTGCTCGTGGTTGTAGTGGACCATCATCTCGGTCGAGCGGATGCCCGACAGCGGGGTGGCGCGGGCGACGCCGAGGTCCGCCTTGCCGAGCCCGAACTGGGCGGCGCGCACGAACTCGCCGGCGATGAGGCACTGGTCGGAGCCTTCGGGCGTCGGTGCGCCATCCGCGGTGTTGCCGACGACCTGCACGTGGTCCCACACGATGTCGCCGACGGGCGCCCACAGTTCGCACACGACGATGGCGGTGACGTTTGGCGGGAGGGGGAGCTCGACGTAGTGGCGGGTCCACTGGTTGATCGGGTGGGTGATGTCGATGAACGTGGCAACGTCGCCTTGCATGGTGCCGGTGTCGTAGCGGCATCGGAGCCCGAACGTGTGGTAGCCGGGGAGGAAGGCGCCGTCGATGAAGCACCAGGCGGCGACGTAGAACCTGGACCCGTAGGGCGAGGTCTCCTTGGCGAAGGCGCTGTCGTAGTGCGACGGCTCGAGGATGGGCCACGTCGTTTGCCCGTTGGTGAGGCGCACGGCCTGCTTGCCCGAGGCGATGATGGTCGACTCGGCCGCGGCGGTGACGTTCACGGCCGACCAGCCCGACAGGTCGCTGTTGCCGTCGGCGTCCTCGAAGTGGCCGTTGTCGAGGTAGTTGGTGCGCTGGGCGGTGCCTGCGTACCGCTGCGTGAACAGGTGCCAGTATCCGAAGCACGAGTGGTCGAGGTGCCCGTTGGCGGTGTCGTCGTCGATGTTGCGGGCCTTGCCGAGGAAGTGGCGGTGGCCGTTGCGGGTGATGGTGACGTCGGCGAGGTGCGCGGGCTGGGCCGACGAGTCGGGGACGCGGATCACGGCCCGCTCGTAGCTGTTGAGCGGCTTGTCGATGCTGATGGGCTCGCCGTAGGTGGACACCCAGCCGGGGGCGTTCTCGGGGCCCGACGGCCACGATGCGGTGGGCGTCGGCGAGGTGGCGACGCCGACCCGGAGCGCGGGGGTGGTGACCGTGACGGTGATGACGTCGGGCGACACGCTCACGGCATCGCCGACGGCGAGGAACGCGGCGGCGTGGGCGGCGATCCGTGTCGGGGAGAGCACCGCGTCGAACACGGCGACACCGCCGAGGAGGCCTCCGTCGGCGTTGGACGGGTTGCCGCCGAAGCCGACGGGCAGGTCGGCGGTGGTGGCGGTGCCGAGGGTGTCGGTGTCGACGCTGGTGCCGTTGACGTAGAGCGTGATCGTGGTCCCGCTGGCCGTGATGGCGTAGTGGGCCCATTCGTCGGTGACGGGGTTGTTGGTGGAGTTGGCCGAGGCGGTGGCGGGCGTCGGATTCTCGGCCGCGCCGTCGATGTCGGACGTGGCGCCCGCGTCGGGCGACCACACGCGCCCCGACAGGTAGCTGCCCGCCCCGTCGTCGCCGGTGACCCGGACGTCGCCGAGGCTGGACACGTAGGTGAGCTTCGCTGCCCATGTGATGGTGCACCCGCCGCCGGGTACCTCGGCCGTGGTCGTCCACACGCCGTCGCCGACGGCGAGCACGTCACCGAGCGGGGCGTCGGTGGTCCACGTGCCGCCACCCGCCGACAGGGTGGCGTGGTAGCCGTTGCCCGACTCGTCGAGGGGTGCGCCGGTGCCTTCGTTGCACGGCCACCATCCGACGGGCAGGTCGGCGAGGACTTCCTCGGCCCAGCCCACGTCAGGCGTTCCAGTTGATGAGGCCGCCGGCCGCCCAGGCGACGGAGAAGTCGCCGCCGGTGGTCGCCTGCGTGAAGGTCCACCAGGCAAGCGGCGGGGAGGACGCGTCAGGGGCGATGTGCTGGAACAGGACGACGCCCGAGCACGTCTGAGAGCCGCCCAGGGCGGTCCACGTGGGGCTGTCGGCGTCGCCTGCCCTGTCGGGGCCCGTGGTGAGCACGGAGAGCCCCGAGAGCGTCTTGCGGACGTAGGCGGTGTCTGACAGTTCGACGGCGCCGGCGGTGAACATGTCCGCGACGGTGGTGACCGACGCGGTCGGCGCCGAGCCGGTGCTGCGCAGGAGCAGGACGCGCAGGTCCAGGCTGGTCCAGTTGTCGGGGTTCACGATGTCGAGGGCGTGGTTGAAGAGGGCCATGATCGGGGCTCAGTAGGTGTTGAGGAACGTGGCTTGGGCGCGGATGATCCCGGCGACGGCCTGCTTGCGGTCGAACACGACGCCCCGTGATCGCCCGGTGATCGAGTGCGACGTGCCGGCGAACACGGCGGTGAGGGTGGAGTCGGTCACGGTGGGGAGCCACGCGGTGCGCAGGGCGTGGAGGGCGCTCTCGGCCTCGGCCTGCGTGGTGCCCTGGGTGATGAGGTCGGCGATGATCGGATGCGCGGCCAGGTAGTCCCGGGAGGCGACGACGCCGTTGGCGAAGTGGAGCTCGGTGTCGGCGGCCTTGACGACGACATCGTCGAGGCCCGTGATGTTCGTGATGCCCCACACGGACGAGCCGGTGCCGACGAGGTAGGAGGAGAGGGTGAGCGAGACGTTCATCCGAGGTTCGCCATTTCCCAGCCGAGCCGGCGCCCGACGACACCGGCCATCGAGGCCGGGTCGGTGATGCCCCGGGCGTCGACCGACACCGGCACGGTGATGGTGGTCCCGCCGCCCACCGTCGCCTCCTGGGCGGGGGTGCGGATCGTCTCGCCGCCGTGGACGAGGGCCAGCACCCCGGCGCCGACCGGGGCGTCGACGACGCCACCCGTGGCGAACCCGGGGATGTCCAGCTCCATGCCGAGCTTGCCGCCCAGCTTGCCGAACGTGTTGTCCTTGCCGGAGGACCCACCAAACCCGATCTTGCCGCCCCCGACTTTCGTGTCGGTGCCGGGGATCGTGAACTCCGGGAGGGTCAGTTCGAGCTCGGACCAGGCGGTGATGATCTCGCCGATCATGCGCTCGAACTCGTCGGGGATGGCGTCCCACATGCCTTCCGCCTCGGTGGCGATGTCGCCGGCCGCGTCCTCGAGCCAGTCGGTGAGCGCACCGGACAGCTCCTCGCGCTTGGTCTCCATGGCGTCGGTGAACTCGGTCACCATGGGCCCGACGATGGTGTCGGCCCAGAACTGCGGATCGGTGACCTTGTCCTTGAGGTAGCCGAGCGCGGCCTCACCGGCGGCTTCGAGGGCGTTGCCCATCTGCTCGCCGAGCCACGGCTGGGCGGTCTCGTCCCACCAGACGCCGACCTCGTCGAGCATCGGCTGGCCCGACTTGTCCCACCACTCGCCGAACTTCTCCTTGGCCTTGTCGAGCCCCTTCTCGATCTCGGGGCCGTACTCGTCCCACACGGCGCCGAGCCCGTCGATGCCCTGGCTGATCTGCTCCTCGACGGCGTCCCACCCGCCGGTCTGGAAGGCGTCGATCAGGTTGGACGGCGAGAGCTTGCGCTTGATCGACTCGATGTCGGTGGCCAGGTTGTCGTTGAGCGTGGCGCCCATGTCGTCGGCGGCGCCCTCGACGCCACCGAACCCACCTTCGAGGGTGCCGAGCGATGTGAGGAACTCGGGGATCTTGGAGACGCCGAGATCTTCCAGCGGCGTGCCGAACAGGGCGATGGCGGCGTTGGCGCGGGCCGTCGGGTCCTTGATGGAGAGCAGGCCCTTGGCGATCTGGCTCATGGCCTCCTTGGCCGCTGGACCGCCTGCGAGGATCTTGGCGGCCATGTCCTCGGCCGACAGCCCCGCGGCCTCGTACGCGGCGACAGAGGTGGCGCTCATGTCGGTCCCACGGATGGTGAGTTCCTTCATGGCGTCGCCGGTCTTGTCGAGCCAGAACGGCCCCTTCTTGGATGCCCCCACGAGCATCGCCATGGCCTCTTCGCCCGAGAAGCCGAGCATCATGATTTCGTCGCTGTACTCCTCGACGGCGTCCATGAAGTCGCCACGCATCGCCGAGGGGACCTTCTGCATGCTGGCGACCATGAGGTCGAAGGCGTTGGCCCCGTCGGTGGCGATGCCCCGCTGCACCATGGACCCGGCCGCGGCGACGGCCTCGGTCACGTCGGTGTCGAACGCGGTGGCGAAGTCCAGCGCCTTGGCGGTGAGGGCGGTGAGCTCGGCGTCAGTGGTCGCCCACGAGTCGATGGGGGCCAGCGTGGAGCCGACCGCTTCGAGCGCCTCGTTCACCTGGCCGAGGCTGTCGCCGTAGGCGTTGGCGTACAGGCCACCGGCGATGGCCCCGGCACGCTCCGACCCGGCCGACGACAGGCCGAGCGCGGCGGCCAGGCGGTCCCGGCCGGCGTCGCGTTCGATCGCCCCGAAGAACTGGTCGACCAGCTCCATGCCGAGCGCCACGCCGAGCGCACCCGCGGCGATGATCCCGGCGCCCGTCCACCCGCCGACCATGTCGACGAGCGACGCCTCGCCCTCGCTCGCTCCGGCGTCGATGTCGGACGTGTCGGCGGCCGGGAGCTTCACGGGCGGCGGCGGGTTGAGGGCCAGCGCCCGCTCTGCCTGGCCGAGTGACGAGGTGAGCTTGCCGATGTCGGCGTCGACGGGGACGGTGGCGCCCTGCTCCTCAAGCTTGCGGAGCGCGGCCTTCGCCTTGTTGAGGTCGGCCTTGGTGTTGTCCTCGATGCCGAGGGAGTAGTTCAGTTCGCCGACGTTCATCGCCATGGGGTCACCTCCTTCCTAGAGCGATGTGAAGTACGCCTGAGCGGCTTCACCTTCGAGCACCTGGTTCTTCTGGCGACGCCACCAGCGCCAAACCGAGTCGCCGTCGAGGGATGCAACGAGGGCGGTGAAGCGCCGCCACGACATCCCCTCGACCAGCACGCACCGGGTCAGGTCCCGCCGGTACTGTCGCTCGAAGTCGCCTTCGAGGGCTGCCCATCCGGCGATGATGTCGTCGACGAGCCCCCCGTCTCCGGGGGCTGGGCTTCCCCCTCCGGCTCCTTGCGCAGCCCGTAAATCTCGTTGCGGGCCAGCAGGTAGGCGGCGAACAGGGCGGGCATGGTCATCCCGTCCTCGACCCACCGCTCGACACGCTCGGCGCCGAGCAGGAGCCCGGCCAGTTCGTGGACCGCTTCGAGGTCGGGGGCCTTGCCTTCGAGCCGCTCGCGGTGGCGCACCGTGTAGAGCGCCACCTTGGCGGGCATGGAGTGCGGGAGGTCGATCACCTCCCCCCGGACCTTGATCCGGGGGGAGGGTCCTGACGCCTCTTCGATCTCTGCCCACGCGGCGTCGAAGTCGACGGGTTCCCGCATTACAGGATCTCGATGGTGGCCGACGCGGCCGAGGCGGTGCCGAGGCCGGCGGCGTTGCGGGCCCGGACCTTGAAGTACAGGTCGTCGCCGGTGGTGAGGCCACCGAAGAAGGCGGGCTTCGTGTCGGTGTTGATGGTGTCGATCACGACGTCGCCGACCGAGTTGTAGCAGGTGACCTCGTAGCCGTAGGGCGAGCCGGTGCCGTCGGTCCAGGTGACCGAAGCGGAGTCGGTGAGCGGCGTACCGACGACGGAGGTGACCGCGCCGGGCTTGGCCGCGGTGGCGCTGTTGGTCTTGGCGCCCGACACGTTCATGTCGACGTTCCAGGCCGACGGGTCATCGTTGCCGCCGCCACCGTGGGTCACGGTGGCCGAGGCGAGGAACACGAGGGTCGACGCGTCGGGGCTGGTGATGCGGAACTGCTTGAGGCTGTCGGGGCCGATCTCGTCCGCCCACGACTCGACGGCCTCCTGTCCGGCGTCACGGTCGCCCGTGCCGACGTCGGTGAGGATCAGGCCCTGCAGGCCGAAGGCGTCGCCGCGGCTGGCCTTGAGGTGCGACAGGCGGCCGTCCTCGTCGAACGTGGTCGTGTCGGCGTCGTTGCCGGTCGGGGTGTGCGACCACGAGTTGACGCCCTTGATCTCGGTCCACACGGGGACGCCGACGGTCCCGGTGTTGAGGTGGAAGTCGTAGTCGCGGGCGAGGATCTTGGTGGTGGCCATGGTGCTCCTTAGGCGTGGGCGGGCCGGTTGGTGGTGGGTGCGTGGACCTGAATCTCAAAGTTCAAAGACCACTCGGGGCGGTCGTTGTCGTCGACGCCGAGCGGCACCGCGTCGGATTGGACGGGGGTGCAGCCGATGACAAAGACCTCGTCGTCGCCCGCTGCGTCGAGGGTCGTGTTGTCGAGCCCGGCGAGGGCGTCGTACACGGCCCGTGCGAGGTCGTAGGACGCCCGCTGCACCCTCGGTGCGCCCCGGACGATGATCTGCACGACGGGCGTGTCCCAGGGCTGCAGGGTGCGATTCGGGACGCCACCGGCGGGCATGACGCCGACGGCGATGTCGGGGGTCGACGGCATCCACCCGACGAACACGTTGCCGCCGGTGGTCGTCGCCGAGTAGGTGAGCCCCGTGACCTCGTCGCCCAGGTACTTGCCGACGGCGGCGGCGATCATCGGGACGCCTGGCGGATGCGGTCGGCGAGGAACGCCCCGATGCGGGCGGACTGCTCGCGGCCGGTGTGCTCGAGCCACTTGGCCCGGCGGCCGTTCGTGTGGCGCAGGCGGGTGTCCTCGTGTTGGCGGACGGCGTACGGGGTGTCGTAGGAGACGATGGCCTTGGCCCGGGCACGGTCGACGGTGACCATGCCCGAGCCGATCAGGGTGCCCTCCTCGATGGGTGCGGTGCGGTTCGCCTCTTCGAGCAGGAACTCGCCGGCGTCGGACAGCGCGGCGAGGGTGGCCTCATGTAGGCGGCGTAGGGCGGCGTCGTCGGTCCTCATGCCGTCGCCCCCCGCGGCCCGTCGCACAGGAGCTGCCACGAGTGGGTGCCGCGCAGTTCGTGGCCGTTGGCGGCGTCGAGCACCGTGTACGTCCGATCGCCGTGGGTGACCTTGGACTCGGCGGGCACGGTGACGCCGGGGCGCACAGTGATCGTGGCCGAGGCGGACACGTCGGCACCGTTGCCGGTGCGCACCATGCGGCGCTTGGCGACGACCCTCGCCCGCACGGTGGTGGCCGTCCCGTAGCTGGGCCCCTCGGCGGTGTCGCCCTCGTATGGCTCGATCGTGATGGTGTGCGGCAGGGTGGCGGTGGGAATCGGCATCACCAGACCCCCCACTCGGGCGTGGCGCTCGTGGCGACTGGCACCGGGCCGAGTAGGCCGTGCACCTTGAGGATGTGGTAGGCGCGGGGCGCCAGGTCGGGGGCGCGCTTGCCGCTGTAGCCGTCGACGCTGATCTGCCCGCCGGCGAGCCCGTCGATCGAGTTGGATTCGTCGACCTCGCACCACTGCTCGATCTGGGCGCACACGGCGTCGCGCAGGGCGTCCTCGACGACGGTGTCGGTCGGGGCGCCGGTGGTGTCGACGGGGTACGTGGCCCGCACCTTGGCGTCGATGAGCTCGGATGCACGCTTGATGAGGCGGGTCAGGTCGGCGGGGACGGTGACGTCTCCCAGCCAGTCGGACACCTCGGCAGGCGTGGCGTAGGACACGGTCACGACGTAGCCTCCCGGGTGTGCCTGATGATCCGGCCATAGCGGTGGCCGTAGTGTTCGACCAGTCGGCTACGCGTTGGACACGCGCCGAGTTGGCCAGGCTTCGCCGCCTGGTGGACGACGAGTACTTCCATGCCGATCGTCGGGCCGTGCTGGCCCGCATCGACGACCTGCTCGCTTGACCGCCAGGGCGCGGCGACACGGCCCGCAAGGGACCGCATCGCACGCACCCGTGGCAGCCAGAACACGTCAGGCCCCGTACTGCTCGATGAGTTGGGCCTTGGTGGCCTCGGCCAGCTCGTCCTCTGTGGCGCCCTGCGTGGCCGCGTAGGCCACCCATTCGGCCTTGGCCGCTGCGTGGGCCGGGCGATCGTCGTCGACGTCAGGGGCGGCCACAGGGGCCGTCTCCGGGTCGTCGAGGATCGTGTACCGGCCGCACGCAACGGACTGGTCGAACAAGGCGCGGGCCGGCGTGCCTTCGGGGGGCACGTCGACCAGCGACTCGGAGCCGCCCTCGTAGCGGACGGTGACCGTGGTCATGCGTTGTCCGCCGCGGCCAGGAACAGGACCCATCTCAGACCCGCGGGATGCGGTAGGCGGTGACCGTGCCGGCGAACGAACTGGCGAGGTCGATGTGCAGGTCGCCGTTGGACTGGGCGAACCGGCTGGAATCGAACGGGCCGATCCACTCGACGCCGGAGGTGGCGGCCACAGTGATGGCGAGGTTCCCCTGGCCGGCGGCGAACGCCGGGGGGTTGTCGCCGGCCACGATGGTGGCCACACGGTCCGAGCCGTTGGTGTTCGCCAGGCGAACGATGAGCTCTTCCAGCGGGACGCCGGAGATCACGTGGTCGTTGGTCGGGTCGGCGGTGGTGCCCGCCGGTTCGGCGGTCTCGGCGGTGCCGGAGAGGGTGGTGACGGTGACGGCGGTACGAGCCATGACGGGGTGTCCTTTCGGGACGGAGGGGTACGGGGCAGGGCGAACGAGCCGACCCCCGACCCACTAGGGGCCGGGGGTCATGGGGCTCAGGTCTTGGAGGCCAGCGCGGTGGCGAGGGCGTCGGGACGGACGACCTTGGCGCCGTAGAGGTGCAGGCCCTTCACGGCGTCGCTGAACGAGTCCTCGGGGCGGTACGCCTCGGTCTTGTTGATCTGCTCGGCGTAGGAGCAGGCCGACGGGTGGCCGGCGATCACCGAGTAGTCGTCACCGGTGACGAGGGGCAGGTTGTTGGACACCCGCAGCTCGAAGCCGGCGGCCCGGCCGACGGTGCCGTTGGACAGGGCGTCGGAGAGCGTCGAGGCCGAGGCGTCGATGAAGCGGGAGTCACCGAGGAGGCGACCGTGCACCCACGGGGGGATGAGGCAGTAGCGGCCCTGGGTGGGGACGTTGGCCTCGTCGAGCTTCACCTTGAGCGGGATGAGCAGGAGGTCGTACACGTCGGCGGCACCGTCGACCTGCACGGCACCGAGGGCGTTGCCGGAGGCGACGCCGGCACGCAGCAGGGGCTCGACGTAGGTGTCGTCGGTGGCGGCCAGC